CGAGATCAGCTGCAACCAGCGTTGCCCCATCGGCAAAGTCGACAAGAGGTGCCGTCAGTGGCGTCTGCCGGTACACCCGCACCGCTGCCCCGTTGGCGGGGGTCGTGGTCATCTGGATCAAGCTGTCGTTGACCCACGTGAACGTGGCGGAAACAGTGGCCACTGTTGCGAGCACGTGTTCCCGGCGGATATAGCCGAACGGAACAGCGAACTGGGTGGTCGACCCGTTGCCCGTGTACGTGGCGTAGGAGTAAGGCATCGGTCGTTAGCGGGGGGTTGGGGACCAGGACGACTGCATGCCGTAGGCGGCATCAAAGGTGGCCTGGGCTTGGGAGGCCTTGTTTTCTGCAATTATTCTCGCAAGGTTTGGTTCCGATGCCAAGAACTCAGCCTTGATGAAAGGCTTGTAGTAGTTGATCTCCTTGTTGATGCGGATGGCGCGGGCGCTCTGGGTGGCTTTGCTGGCCTCCGGGGGCGGCAGCTGCCAATAGCTGGAACCAGGGGCCACCATGGCGCTCAAGCCCTGGTGCAGCGTTGATCCACGATTCGGTGGGATGAACTGGCTGGTGATCACGGCCAGCTTGTTCAGCTGGGTCTGGTTCATGCGGAAGTTTGGCAAGCCCAGCTCGTTGGGTCCCCAGATCTGAAAAGCGGTGCCGCGACCAGACAACCGACCCAGCTCGATGTCGACCGGGTCCTCGCTGCCTTGACGGGTGGGGCTGAACGCCATTGGGCTCATGCTGTTGGCAAGACCCCGGAGCCAAGGCTGGTCCTGCGGCAAGTAATTGACGCCCCAGGTCTGATCTGTTGGCACGGGTTCACCGGTCAACGGGTGCAGCACCGGTGGCAGTTGATCCGACAAGCCTGGGATCCTGCTTGCAAACCGCTGCGCCAGCTCATGGGCAAAGCCAAAGCCAAACGGCAACTCGGACTTCTCGATGGCCCGTTGATACGAGTCCGTGCCTTTGCGGGTGTTGTTGAAAATGGCCGGCATGAACCCAACCAGGCGATGTTGCACGTAGCCAGAGAACGGATCTATCTGGCCCTCGGTCGGGACAAAGTCCTTGGTTTGCAAGTCCGAGATTAGGTTAAAGATCTCACCGATGGATTTGTACATGTCCTTGGTGAATTGCGCAAAGCCCACTTGGCCGGCCGCGTTAGCAGCGGCTAGGACAAAGTTGGCCGCCAGCACCTCCCGGTCCTCCTTGGGCAAGCTGTTGGTCATGTCCATGTGCAGGCCAATCAACGAGAAGACATTGGACACGGTGTCCAGTGCCTGCAGGTCCCACCACCGCGTCGTTTGACCCGTTGCCGGGTTCTTGAACCGAATCGAGTACGGCTGGCGATTGAGTCGCTGCATTTTGGACCTGGTCTGCGCGTCGTACGACCCAGGTCCGCTGAACTCAACGAAGCCGCTTGTGGCCAGCATGACTCCAGCCGTAAGCGTCATGTATGCAGTGGCAATTTCCCCAATGGCCCGGGCTCTGGTGTTGCGGTCTTCGCTGAAGATATCCCGGTAAAAAGTGTCCACAAACGGAGCAAAGGCGCCCGTGGCCCGCATGGCTGTCTTAGTGATGTTGGCGGGACTGGTGGGGAAGGGGTTCAAGATGCCCAGCAATGGTGTCCCGCCGATGGCGTCCTTGAACACCTTGGGACCCCAGCCAACGGCTTGACCGACGCCCATGCCCCGCTGCGCCCAGACGGGCGGCTCCTCTTGCATCCATGCGATGGCCCGCCTGTTGATCTCGGCGGTGTCAGTGATGCCCTCTTCCTTGGCCTTGGCAATGCCGTACTCGTAGCTCTTGGGTTGGAACTGGACGTCTAGGTCATCGGTGAAGTTGATCCAGTCCATCGCCGCCTTGGCATGGATCCCGGTGAACGCACCGTTCTCAATAGTTTTGTCGTTCAGGAGCACGTTGACCCACTGGTTCTCAATGCGGTCGTCGGTGATCTTGCTGGCTTCGATCCAAGCCGCGTCACCAGTCAGTCCACGACCTTCGGCTTTCTCGAGCTCCAGGCCCATAATCCGGCTCCATTCGGCGCTGGGGCCGATGAGTGACGAGAAGAACGTGTCCAGCGAACCCGAGACCCGACCAGAGACGCTCAGGAGCTTCCAGGCCTTGTGGGCAAACTGGGCCGGGATGTTCATGTTCTCAGGATCAATCCACCACGGGTTCTCCAATGTGTTGGCCGGGTCACGGGTCTCGCTAAAGAGCGACGTCTGACCGTCGTCTTGTCCCAGGTTCCGTTGGGCCAAGTCCATCGACGAGGCACCCAGGTTGCCGAAGCTCTCACCGGTGCGGAGCGATTCCCCGACCAAGCGGAAAGCGTTGGACCAGTTGGACACGTACTTGCCGTACATGCCCATGTTCAAGCCGGCCTGGCGCATGGCCCGGTACGCGGCCTTGTTGTCGCCTTTGAGGGCGGCGATGCCAGCTGTTCCGGTCTCAGCGATGGCCTGGTTGATGGGCATCGTGACGGCCCGGTACGCAGAGCCGACGAGCATCTTGGTCCAGGTCTTGGGCGACCACAGCAGCGCAGCCCGGTACGCCTGCAGGAACATCTCTTGATTCAGCCGGCCGACGTCGACCTTGCTCACGATGCTGTTGAGCTTGGCTCGCATCCCAGGATTGCCGCGGCTGGAGATAGCGACCTGGGCAGCGACCTCGGTCATCTCGGTGGCTTCGGGGCTCATGACCCCTTGCTCGATGTCGGACCTGATGTCGGGGTCGATCTTGCCCAGGATCGTGTTCAGGGGGTTGGCGATCTCGCTCTCGATGTCGGTGCCCATTGACTCAGCTGTTGCTGGCATCTCGGGTTCCACAGCCGCCTTGGACCCGACGATGCGGTTGGCAACGTTGACGTCGTAAATGACGACCTCTGCGTCTCTTGGCATGTCTGCCAACGGAATACCGTCTTTTGCAGTTAATTCAAAATCTGCATTGAAGCGGATGCCCGAGTAACCCTGGTTAATTGACCAGTCACGGATTGCGTTCTGCTGGGCTGGAGTCAGCATCAGCCCGCCTAGCGGAGCATCGACCAAAGGCCCAAGGCCCAGGTCCTGCACCAGGTCGGCAATGCGCTTGTCCATCGCCACCAAGTCAAGGATCCGCACGTCGCTGGGCAGGTCGCCGGCCGCAACAGCGGTGCCTTCTTTTGCGCCACCCGCGGGCTCAAAGCCGCCGGCGTAATACGTTGCCTCGGTTGCGTTCTCGCTGAAGTAAATCCCGTTGCCGAGTTTGCTTGGGCCGCTGGTTCGCTTCGGAGCCGTCAGCAGGAACCCGTCGTCGACAATCGACTGGGCTGCGACCTCCGTCGTGCCGTGGTACAGGGGGGTCCCGGCCGGCACCTGCCTGTGCGTCGGGTCAAAGTCGTACTTGATCTGCATCACGCTCAACCGCTGGCCGTCCTTGCGGGTGGCCGTCATCAAAGCGGTGTCGAGGCGGTGCTGGTCCTCAAGGCCAGACCACAACCGTTGCATCGACGCAGCACGATCAGCCTCGTCGACGGCGGACTGCCACTCAATCGCGGTCATGCCGTTCTGGTCGGCGATGTGGTCCCGGTGGATCAGGTTGGCAGCGAGAGCCACCAGGTCCTGTTGAGACTTGGGGTCACCGCGGCGGGCGGCCTCAAGCCGGGTCACTGTTGACTCAACGGCCCACCCATCGGCGTCCAGCTGGTCCATGGCGGCTTTGACGACCGCTGGTTTGCTGTAGCTCTCGATGCCGGTCTGCTGGGCCCTGCTGGTCAGCATCTCGCCTAGGGCCTTGTTGCTGGCAATTAGGGTGTCTGGCGCGTTCGGCACGTACTGGGTGTTGCCCGAGCGGCTGGTGATCCGACGCACGTCGCTGGCGCCCATCTGGGCAATTTCCTCAGGGGTCAGGTCTCCGGACTCCAGGGCCTGCAGGTTCTGGTCAATGCGCCGGGCGAACTCAGCGGGGTCCGGAGGATCAGCGGCGAACTGGACACCGTCGTCAACGGCGCCAGCGCCACCACGGGCTTTCATTTGGCCCAGGGCCGCTTTTTCAAACACGTCGTCCCAGGTCTTGTACTTGCCGCCAGTGGTCAACCAGTTGATTGTTTGATCAATCAGCTCCTTGATCTTGGTGAATATGCCCCCGACTTTCTCGGGAAGCTGAAGCCCCCGGGCAAACCCAGCAAACGCTTCGGCAGTGGCTTCCCTCAGGTTGATGGTGCCGTCACGGAACCTGGCAGCCCTGTTGGCCATGCCAAGGCTTTCAACGTTCAGGGCCGCCAGTTCCCGGATGGCTTTTTCACTGCGAGCCAGGACTCCTTGCTCAGCGTCGGTCAAGAACCACCGCTGAAGCCGGTGGAATGATTCGTGGTACGTGGTGCTGAGCATCTGGGTGAACGACTTGGTCACCCCGTACGCCGACATGGCGACCTGGATCTGGTCGTTGGCCATGTCACCGCCAAACACGGTGCCAGGTGCGTACAGGCCAGCAAGCTCTGTGCTTTGGCCGACCAGGCTCATGTCGCCATACGCCTTGGCCTGGGCCGGTCCGTAGACCTTCTGGATCCGTTCAACGATCTGGAAGTCGGTGACACCGCTGACGTTGAACGCAATCCGAGCCAGCTCATTGGCTTCCCGTTCGGTGATGCGGGTGGCACCGGTGTACCCCTCGCCAACGGTGCCACCGACGCCGGTCTCGACGCTGCGCCAGCCCTCAAGATTGGGCAGCTCGGCCTGGAAGTCAGCGCCACCAAAGCCTTGGTTCCGGACCTGAAGGGTGCCGGGCTCCGCTGTGGCTGCCATCTCTTTGATGCTGGGCTTGACGACGCGGGCCCCGTACTCGGCAACCTCAGCTGGGTCCAGGCCATTGGACTCCAGCCAATCCCGGTACTTCTGGTGAGACTTCGATGGCTTGCCGGTGGCGTCACCAGCCAAGGTGTAGGCGACGCGGTCCAGGTCGGTCTCGAAGGCCAGTTCGAACTTCTTCTGGCCGTAGCTGTAACGGGGCTTGAGACCTGCCAGTTCACGGGGCAAGGTCAGGCCTGGGGTCGGTGGTTCAATGGCAGCAGCAGCGACGTCGCCCATGGGCTGGGCTGCCACGTTGCGACGACCAAGCCAGTTGCCCAGTTCACCGGCCAGCTGGGTGTCACCAGCCTCCTCGGCTAACGCCTGGCGCTCCAGGGCCGTGGAGATGGCTTCGTTCTCGTCCTTGGCGCCACCGGTCTTGGCCGTGAAGCCAGGGGCAATGGCACCGGTGGGGGCGTTCATGAACTGATCCACCACCGCCTGAGCCGTTGCGAGGTCTTGGACGACTGCCGCTTCTTGCTCAGTGAACTTGGCGAAATTGCGCTGCCAGTCGAGCTGGGCTTTCCGCGCCACGGCACCAGTTGCGCCCGGCTCGGGCTTGCTGGCCCTCAACGCTTCAAGTTCAAACCTTGTGCTTTCCAGTAAAGCCTGGACACGGTTGAGCCTTTCTTGCGCAATGTTTACTGCCCCCTGGCCGCGATACGGCCTGTACGGATATGCCTTCTCCAGGGCCTTGATCGCTTCATCCGAAACGGTGGGTGGCTCGGCGGCGGCAACGGGCGCCGCGTCGGCCGGCTTGGCCTGAATCGGCACCGGGTTCCCAGCGTTCTCAGGAGCCTTGACTTCAGGCAGGGCCCCGAGGTCGATCTCCCGTTTGCCACCGGGCAGACCGAAGTCCCCGGTGAACACGATGCCGTCGTACCCCTCCTGCTTGGCCACCCGTGCAACCTGGGCCACGTTGGCGGTCGCAGGGAGCCCCAGGAACGAACGGGCGTCAGCCAGGTTCTCAGCCTCTAGGGGGTCGGCAAAGGTTGTGGCGGCAGGTTCAGCTGCGGCAGTTGGGGCCGGTGGCTCTTGGATCTGCTTGGCCACAGCTTCGTCCTGGATCAACCGCGGCCCATTCATCTCCTCAGAGATTGCGTCCCTCAACCGCTGGAGATTGAACTGCACCAGGTTCGCCGCGGCCTTGGAGCGACCTGCCCCTTCTGGCAGCTGGGCCGCCAGCTCGTTCAAGATGCTGCGGACCGGACCTTCGTACGCGGTGACCCTGTTGAATACAGCGACGGCTTCAGCCGCCATCTTGCGAGCGGCTTGGCTGCCTTCGACGTTGATGGTGTTACCGGCGGCCTCCAGGTAACTGGTGTTCTTGGCCTGGGATGCAGCGGTCAGGGCCCGCATCTCCCCCGAAAGCTTGTTGAACGCAGCGGTCCTGATGTCGATCAAGGCCACAACGTTGCTGGTCTTGAGCATCTCTTCAAACCCAGGCAACACAGGACCTGCGTCACCGCCTCCGGTGCTGGTGCTGGCGAACTTGGCCTCCTGCATGGCCTGGACAATCTTCTCGGCCGACCACTTGCCAGCGATTGCTTGCTTGGCGACGTCGCTGATGATTGCGTCGTCAACCCCTTCGGCAGAGCCCAAAGCCACGGCCTTGGGGGTGGGCAGGCTGCCGGTAGCGGCCTTGTCAAACAACCACTGAGGCAAGCGGCTGAGGGCCACACCTTCGCTGGCCAGCTTCCCGTTCAGGTTGACGTTCTGAAGGCGCAGGTCCTCAATGGACATGCCGGTGTCCCGGAGAAGCTTGCCGGCATCGACAGCGGTGCCCCTGTCATCCTTGATGTTCTGCAGTGCTGCAACGACGCGGGCTTCTGCGGCTGTCGCGGCCTCGATGAACTGCACATTGATCATCGGGAACCCACTGCGTACAGCAAGCTCATGCCGGTTGTGGCCGTTTGCGACGTAGATCTGATTGACAGGCCCAAGCTCGCCCAGCTTGTCCCGCCAAACGCTGATGACGCCTGCGTACCGGGGGTCGTAGACGTTCTCCTCAGCAAGCGATCCACTGCGGCCGGTGGCCGTCTGGCCCTCTGCTTTGTATTGGAAAACCTTTGGTGCAACAGCAGCGTCACCAGTCGGGATAGTGGCAACCTGCTCGTAGGCCGGCTGGTTCATGCCTGGCAGCTGGCCCTGGGGCACCGCTGCAACCTCAGGCGCAGTCACCACCTCCTTAGCGGCCTCGGACTGCAGTCGTTGTGTCGCTACAACCAGCTCGGCTTGAGCCTGTTGCAGGGCCGCTGCTGCAGCTTCTGGCGTCGGTGGTGCGCTGGGGGCCGGGATGGTGCGCTGGGAGCCGGGGTCCGGCATTAGGCCAAGCTCGACGCCTGCGTCTTCCCGGGCCTTGCGGCCGATCGACGTCAGCTGCCAAGACTTCAGGCGCTTCCCCTCAACGTCAACCCCTTTGGTGATCTCAAATCCAAGCATCCGGTCGACGATGTCGGCTTGGACCTGGATGTTGGTCAGCGGGTTGCCAAGCACATACGGCTTGTTGCTCTTCGCTGGGTTGGCATCCATGTACAGCTGCTTGCCGATGTCCCACATGGACCACGACTGGCTGCTGGCATTGGGGCCAAGCTCGATGCCAAGCTTGGCGGCCGCGTTGTTGAACGTGGCCCGGAGTTTCTGCGACGTCGCCTCAATCGCAATCTGATCCTGGCCAGCCAGGGCCTGTGCATACCTCTTGCCACTGGCGTTCAGCGGGCCAGCGTCAGGCCTGACGTCGCTGTAGTTCAGCTTGGCGGTGTACGAGTCAACCGGAAGCGACTGCGGGGTCTGGGGCTCCAGACGTCCTTGGATCTCGACGCCGGTCTTTTCCCACAACGGCTGACGACGCAGACCCTGGTAATACGCCACAGACGAGAACGCTGGCTTGCCGGACACGACACGCGGCGCTGGTGCAGCAGCAGGGGCTGGAGTTCCCGCACTTGGGACACTCGGGTCGACGGCAGCCGCAACCGGTGCCGTAGCTGCATCCTTTACGGCTTGATCAGCCTGGCCGACCTTGATCGTGCCCTGGATGACGTCGGCAAGCGCCCGTTTCGTGGCACCTGCCATGGCGCCAATGCCACGGAAGCCCGTGCCCAAGCCACCGCCCAAGGGCACCGACCAGATCAGGTCGTTGATGGATTGCTTGATGCGGGCCTGCTCAACCGTGTCATTCGGGTCGGCCAACAGGCCCCTGGCCACGACACCCTCAAACACTGAGCCCTTGACCGTCTCGGCCAAGCTGTCGCTCAACGTCTTGTCGGTGGGCTTGGTGGCGTAGTAGGTGGCAATGGCGCTAGGGATGGCACCAGAGACGGCTTCTTCCGCAAAGATGCCGGCAACACGCTTGGCGCCACCAGCAGCTTTCAGGCCAGCAGTCGCGGCTTCAAAGCCAGTGGCCACCCTGGACACGCCAGGCAACCCACGCACCAAGGCCTGTACTGGGGCCCCGGCTCCACGGGCAACGGCGAAATACGGGACAAACCCAACGATGCTGGCAGCGACGTCCTCGACCGGGTTCTTGGGTTCAACGCGCATGTCGTCGTAGTTGGCCCACTCGGGCAGCCGAACCCGCTGGGCGCTGGGGGCGCCGGGTCCGGTGGACGGAACCCTGACGTCAAGGGGCGACGTGCCTGCTGCCATCTGCTCCCGGGCCAGACGTGCTCGGTCGATCTCAAGCCGAGCTGCATCCACAGCCCGCTGACCGCCTGCCGCCAGGGTCCGGCTGACCCCTTGACCCAGTGCCGTCGTCGGTGCCGCTTCCTTCGACGCAGCTGCAATGCTTTTGTTCAGGTCCCCGGTCTGCATGAACGTGGAGACACCAGTCCCGAGAGCAGTGATCTGCTTCATGGGGTTGAAGTCGTTCAACGTGCCCATGAATCCACCACCGGCCGGCGGCCTGGGTTGCGGCCTGGGCTTGGGGGCAGCTGCTGTGCCCATGCCACCACTCGACACATAGACCCGGCGCTCCTCCCCGGTCTTGGGGTCGCGGATCGTTTGGATAGGCATGGATCAGTTGGCGATGGGATCAGTTTGGACTGTTGCCGTCAAAGAACCAAGCCTTCAACGAAGATATTTGCGGGCAGCCTTTTGCACCTCTGGCTTCTGGGCCTGGCTTCCGCCTGGCAACGACGGCCACGTGTTGCGCAGCAAACGATCTGCTTCGTCGTAACGACCAGCCCGTATTGCCGCCCAGGCCAACTTGTTGTAAACGCGAATCCAAGCGGCTGAAGCTTTGGCCGATCGGTTGTAATCGGGGTCCCGTGGGTCAATGCCACCTGATGCCGCAATGGCTTCCTTGGAGAAATCCGGGAACGCTTGGAAATAGCCACGGCCGGCTGACCCTTTGGCGTTGGGGATGTTGCGGATTCTGGTTTCGATGTAGGCCAAGCGTTTCATGTAACCGTCGACCCTGGCCTGTGGAGTGACGGTCGACTGGGTCCTGGCAGCAACCACTGGCCGCATTGTGGCCGCGACGGTTGGTGCAGCTGCAGCCGGTGGCACCAACAGGTTGCCCATGGCCCTGCTCGCAATCTGGACGCCAGCCAGTGCTCCGTTTTGCTGAGGAGCCGTCCGACGCGCAGGCGTTGCCCTTGAGATCTCCTGGCCGTCCATCGACTGGATGCGCTGGCGTTGGTCTTCTGGCACGTCGATGCCCAGGAGACGGAACTGATTCAAGATCACTTCAGATGGCTTCTGACCACCGGCCCCCGTCGTCAACGTTTTCATCAGCGTCCTGAAGTTTTGGCTGGGCGTCCCATTGAGGAAAGCGTCGACGTCGGTCGCAAAGGCTTCCGCCCCGTACAGCGGCCGGACCTTGGCCTGGCCCCGCAGATTGTTGGCGTCCCGAGGGGCGATGGTGCTGCGGCTCCAGTTGCCGGTGTTCCTTTGCATCAACTGAGAACCGTTCTCATACATGGGGGCCTGGGTGCCACCAATGTCCTCACGCTTGCGGAGACCGAAGTTGCTGTTGGTCCACAGTTGATTCAATGCCTGCACCGGGTCCTTTCCATCCTTAATGGCTTGGTACACGGTGTCTTGGGACCTGCGACGTGCGTCGTCGCGGGCCTTGTACAGGGCCTGGGACTCAAACGACGTGACGGTGGAATCGCCGTAGGAGTTAGGGCTGCCGATGTACAGCTCCCACTCCTTGGACATTGTGTCGATGCGCTTGTTGATGTCCTTGTCGTAAGTCCGCACCTCCTTGGAGCCCTGGGCCGACAGCGTGGTCTGGATGCTGATGGCCGTTGCGCTGGTGACCCGGTCAGCAGCCAGGTCCGCTTGCAACTGAGCCTGCAACCTGTTGCGAGCAGCCTCGTCGCCAGCCGTATTGGCCAACTGCTGGGTGTACCACAAGGCCCGTTGCTCCTGGACCGGCTTGACAAAAGTCTCAGTCAACTGACGCTCGGACGCATCAAGCTGCGAGAACATGGCTGCCCGCTTGATGCCGTCAGGTTCAACAGCCGCCCGATTCCGCTCGGCCTGGAAGAAGCCCTTGATGGCAGCCGGATCAGAACGACGCCCCTCCGGCAAGGCTGCGGCCAGTCGGGCGTCGTAGGCCTGCTGCTCCTGGATGCCAGCCATTTGGGACTGCTGGGTGTTGTCTTGGATCTGGGCAGCATTGGCTCTGGCCACCACCTGGTCCAGAAACGCTTCGCCGCCCAGGGTGTTGTACAGGCGCAAGGCTTGGTTCGGGGTGCCGTCTGCCTTGACCCGTTGATCAACGGGGCCAATCATCACCGAGCGGAGGGCAGGCTTTAGCACTGCATCCATGTCGACAATGGCAAAGCCTTGGGACTTAGCAGCTGAAACGGCGTCGGCGGCAAACCCTTCAAGGTATTTGTTGATCAGCTCTGTCTTTGTTTCCTCCGGCACGCCAAGGATCCTGATCGAATCAATCTCCTGTTGCAGTGCCCGGCCGACGTACTGAATAGCATAGACGTCGTTACCTTTGCCGCGAACGGAGATGTAATCGGCGGCAATGCTTTGCCTGTTAACCGCGACCTGGGCTGTCAACCTGCCAGCCTCGGCCGTGTTGTATTTCTTGCGCTGGACTTGGTCGGCCTGGAGCTGCGCCTGAATAATGATGCCTTGGTTCTTGGCGTAGCCCTGGGGCGACATCTGTGCGCCGCCAAACAGTTGCTCGTCCCGGTACTGCAAGTACCTGGGGTCGTCGGACGACAGGGTGTTGAGTTCAACGTCCTTGCCATTCACCTTGATCGTGGAGGTGTTGGCTATCCGGTCCGGCAGGCTCAGTGCTGCGTTCTGGATTGCGTTCTGTTCAACGGAACGCTCCAGCCAGTATTTGCCAACCGAGGAGTTCTGTTTCTCTCGGACAACCTGCAGCATGCGGGCTGCGTCTGGGTTCCCCAGGGCCGCAGCTTTCTCCAGGTTGGCAGCCAGGTCGGCAATGCCACGGGCTGGACCAAACCTGCTGGCTTGGCCAACAAGGGCCCCAGTGGCTGCCTCTTGCCTCTTGTCCTCCTGCTGCTTGTTGGCGAGCCATGTCTCGCCAAAGCTCTGCAGGGTGGAACTGAATCCCCCCAGGGCCTTGGACAGGTTCGCCAAGTCCTGACCGGGATTCGGCAGATCCGGGGGCGCAAAGATCTTGGGAGGTCCACCGAGCATCGGCGCGCCCACCCGTTGAAACGTATCGACCGGTGTCGCCCGTGGCTGCAGGGACGGGGCATTGATCGAGCCTTGAGCCAAGGCGCCACCAGACGCGTCGGCAGGGATGCCACCAAGGAGCTGTGCAGCCGACGCGCGGCTGGCCTCGCCGTAGGACTGACCGGTAGATAGACGTGCCATGGTTTATCCCCTGGTGTATTTGCCACCCTTGTAGGTGAAACCAGCGTTCTTGATGGAGGCGGCCGTGCCCATGCCGGTCTGGACGCCACCAATGGCAGCCCCTGCCCCCTGCAACAAGAACGGCGCCATGCTTGGCGCCTTCTGATACAAGGGTTCCAGTGGATCCAGCACCGGCTGCTGGATGTACGGCTGCTGGCTGGCGATCCGGGATCCACGTTCAGCCGCAACCCCTTGTTTCTGGAGCTGGACTTGGGTGCCAGTGAACGCCAGGTTCTGGCTGGTGGCGTAGTCGAACTGGGCCTGCTGCCGGTAAAAGTCAGCCACCAGGTTGTCGACAGTGTTGCCCAGGCGACCGGAGGCAATGATCTCGCCTCGGGCCTTGGTCCCAGCAATCGCGCCTTTCTGTTGCTCCTGGCTGGCAGCTGCCTGCTCCTGCATCAGCCGGGAGTTGAGGGTGGCGATGTCGTTGGCGTAAGCGTTGTCGGCCATCAAGCGATTGATCCGCATCAGCTCTTCCTGCTGATTGGCCCGCATCTGCTCAAAGTTCCGGGCAGAGCTGGCTTGCATCTGCTGAAACGCAAAGTTCTGCTGGGCCTGGGCATTGGCAAAATTAACCTGCTGCTGCGCGGCCTGGGCGCCAGCAATGGACTGACCAATGCCAAGGCCGGCACTAATGACGCCAAGGGTGATGGAGACCGGATCGCACATAGCTCTAGATCCTCACGAACTCATGGAACAGCCGACCTTCTGTTCCGAATCTGGGGTGCGACGAGATGAAGGTGAACCCCATCCACCGCAACCACTTGATATGCACCACGTTACGGGCATCTGCGAAATTGAAAAGGACCTTGTACCGGCGCTGCACCCGATCCAAGTGATCCCTGGCTTCCCGTAGGAACCGCATGGAGTTCAGGCGATCGCGCACCAAATCATCGGTGCATAGCATCCAGATGGTGCCCAAGTCGTCTCGTTGCGGAACGACGCCCCACATGCCCATGGGCCTGCCGTCCCGCCCGATCATGGTCATGCAGGGGTCCCCGGCAAAGAAGCTGTGCAGCAGGGACTCCTGGGGAGCGTGACCAGAGAACGCCCGCACCTCGGCCACGTCCTCGTCCCGCATGAACTCGGCCACATACGGAATATCGGCAACCCTGGTGGGCCTGGTGTACGCAGATGTCACAGACGCGCAGCTCGAGTGTGGTACCAACCTTCCCATTCTGCAGACTGAAGGCGACAGGGCAGCGGGGAGGAGCTGACGACCTCGATCTTGGCCTCGATGTTCTGAGCCATGACCGGCACCCGGAACTTGGAAGTGCGGAGAGCCAGCTCACCCAGGCTGACCTCCTGGTCCCCAATCTCAAAGCCGGTGTACGGGTAGGTCTGGGTGTCCCGGCCACGGGGGGTGACCTTGATGCTGAACGACGACGACTTGTCGAACAGCATGGTCCAGGTGCGGAGCTGCAGCTTGGGTCCTGCAATCACAGCCATGCCACCACCGGGGGGCTGCTCCTTCAGGTACTGGGTGCTGAACTCGTACAGCATGTCGTACAGCTCACCCACGAAGAACTCAGCGCCAGTCAAGTCCCCACGGACCGTGAGGGTGCCGTTGCCACCGGCTCCACCAGCTGCAGTGGACGACAGGACCTGAACGACCTGGCCGTGCTGCAGGGTGTTGCCAGCAAAGAACCGGCCAACCACGGCCATGTTGCTGGTGCTGGTGTTGATGGGGTACGGCAGGGTAATGGTGCTTTGGACATCGAGACCACTCGGCGTCGTCAACGCCACGGAGCAGCTGGCTTCCGTGGTCTTGCGGTCCAACAGCATCTCCACCGTCGTGCCGGCGTCCACAGCGTCCGGGTGAGTGACAATGCGCTCCAAGTACACGGCATCGGAATACTGGACCACGGCATATAGATCGCTTTCGATTAGGTCTATGCCAATGACGCTCTTGCCGGCGTTGAACTCCCAGTAACTCCAGGCGCTTTGCAGCTTGTTGTCCCCCTGGAACAGGAACTTGTAGAGGTAGATGCGCCTGGGCTGGCTCTTGGACACGGCATAGACCGCCTCCTCCGCTGCTGTCGCAATCAAGTTCGACAGGTCTGATGGTAAGAACCGTGGCACCGCTGCCGTCACTTCCTCCGACGTGGGCACCGGGCCTGATGCGTCCGGCAAGAAGAACTCCCTCAGCCCGCCGTACTCGCCCCTGGGCACAGGGAAGTACATGGTGCGACCCACGATCACGGGGTCCACCGCTTGGCTCATCTCAAACGCTGTCACCTGGGTGATGGTCGCGGTCTTGGGTGTCAACGACGCAGCAACTGCATTGCCGCCACTCAACCTGAACTGCCCGTTGCGACTGAAGACCAGCAGCACGTCAGCAAAGGCCAGGCTCGACGTCAGCAGGTTGATCTTTCTGCTGCCGGCACTGAGATCAATGGGGTCGGAGTCGACCACGGTCTGCACGGACTCGGGCCAGAACCTGTCGTACGCATCAGCTGCCGACAGGATGACGTTCTCATCAGCCAACAACGCCAGTCGGTTGCGGAACAGGTTGACGTTCTGGATCGTGGACCCAACAAAGTTCGGGTTCGGTGCGGTGATGGCGTCACCAGCCACCCGGCCGGACCACGTGAACTTCCGAAACGTGAAGGTGCCGTCGGTTTCTCGCACCAACACGTGCGGCATGGTTGTCGCATCGAACAGGTACTGGATGGCAGGGGCCACGGTCTCTTGCCAAATGCCATGGGCAAAGCCAGAGCCCGTGTTGGCCACAAACTTCACGTAGTAATCGTCAGCTCCAGTGGCCGCTGCCCCCGCGATCTTGACGATGAACCCGTGCTCAGCGGTGAC